ACAGACTTACAAATAACTAACCTTATTGCAGCAGCGCCTGGAGCCTTAGATACTCTTGATGAGTTGGCTGCAGCACTTGGTGATGATGCATCGTTTGCTACTACTGTAACCAACTCTCTGGCTGCTAAGTTGCCACTTGCTGGTGGCACTATGTCTGGTGCTATTGCTATGGGTACTAGCAAGATTACTGGTCTTGGAACTCCTACAGTATCAACTGATGCAGCAACTAAGGCTTACGCTGACACAATGCTACCACTTGCTGGTGGAACAATGTCTGGCGTTATTGCTATGGGAACTAATAAAATTACTGGTGTAGGTGACCCTACAAATGCTCAAGATGTAGTTACTAAATACTATCTTGACAACACAGTTCTTGCTCCATCTAACTTGACTGGTCCAATTACATCTGTTGGCTCTGCAACTTCAATTGCATCTCAAACTGGTACTGGAACTAAATTTGTAGTAGATACAAGCCCAACTATTGTAACACCTACTCTTAGCGGTGCTACTGTTGCTGGTACTATTAATGGGACTACTATTCCAAGCACTAAAACTTTAGTGGTAACTACAGATAAACTGTCAACACTTGCTGCTACAACATCTGCTGAACTTGCTGGTGTTATTTCAGATGAAACTGGTACTGGTGCTTTGGTTTTTGGTACTAGCCCTACTCTTACTACTCCAGTTATAGCAAGTATAGTTAATACTGGAACACTTACATTGCCTACATCAACTGATACTTTAGTTGGTAAAGCAACCACAGATACTCTTACCAACAAGACCCTTACTGCTCCAGTAATATCTAGCCCTAAAATTTCATCAACTTACACTGCCAAGACTGCTGCATATACTTTTGCTAGTGGAGATGAAGGTCAATTGTTCTCAATGAACAATGCGGCTACTCAACAGTTTAACATTCCAACAGATGCTACATTTAACTTTGCCGTAGGCACAGAGATTAACGTTTTTTGGATTACTGGTGCAGGTCAACCAACTATTGGTGCCGTAACTCCTGGCACTACAACTGTAATTTCAACAGGTGCTACAAGTGCTACACCTAAACTACGTGTTGCTAACTCTGGTGCTACTTGCAAGAAACTTGCTGCTAATAGTTGGATAGTGTTTGGAGATTTAGCATAATGACACCAATGCTAGGAATTATGGCAAGTGCCATATCTGCATCTAAAGCATTCTCTGCTACTGGGGGAACAATTGTTACAAGCGGTGGTTTTAAATATCACACCTTTACAAGCAGCGGAACTTTTGCCGTAACAGGTTCTAAGACTGTTGAAGTCTTAGTTGTTGCTGGTGGCGGTGGTGGTGGTGCGTTTCAAAATGGCGGCGGCGGCGCAGGTGGAGTTTGTTACCATTCTGGTAAGTCAGTAACTACAAATAATTATACAGTTACTATTGGCGGTGGCGGCAACGGTGCCGTACAAGGCGGCGCTGCTGGCACAAATGGAAGCAACTCAGTTATGGACACGATTACCGCTAACGGCGGTGGTCGAGGTGGTAACCGTTCGGCAGGAGAAAACAACAGTTCTGCTGGTGGTTCAGGCGGTGGCGGTGGTTACGGTAGCGGTACTACTACAAACGGTGGCGCTGGTAACCAAGGTACAAGTGGCGGAGCAACTGGTTATGGCAATGCTGGCGGCAACGGTTATTTCGATGAGAATGTTGGTGGCGGCAATGCAGGTGGTGGTGGCTCAGGCGCGGCTGGTGCCACAGCAACAAGTATGAGTGGAACTGCTGGGGGCATTGGTAAAAACACTTGGAGCGATTGGGCAAGTGCAACTTCAACTGGTGCTAGTGGTTATTATGCTGGCGGCGGTGGCGCTGGCAACGCAACTGGTGCTGGTCAAGCAGGTGGCACAGGTGGTGGTGGCACAGGTGGTGGAACAAGTGCATCGGTTGCTGGTACTACAAACACAGGTGGTGGCGGTGGTGGTGGTGGAAACTCTGGTGGTTCTAACCAAAATGGTGCGGCTGGTGGTTCAGGTATTGTGATTGTGAGGTATGCAGCGTGAGTCATTGGGCTGAAATAGATGAAAATAATATTGTTGTTCGCGTACTTGTAGGTGATAACAATGAACCTGATGAAGGTCAAGCCTTTATGGAATCATTAGGTGGAACTTGGATTCAAACTTCTTACAACGCAAACATAAGATTTAAATACGCTGGCATTGGCGATACTTACGATGCCGCCCGTGATGCTTTCATCTCGCCTAAATGTCACGATGAAGCAATATTAAATGAAGCAACTTGCCGCTGGGATTGCACCAACGAAATGCACCAATTTTAAGGAGTCACAGTGTGTAAACAATGTGAAAACTGCAGCAAAGAACATCAACATGATGCTCTTGCTGGTGTAGATATTATGGAATCAAACGAGTTTATCTAAGGAGTAGCAATGGCAACAAGAGATATAACTGAAGGTAGAGGCTCTGCTACTGCCAGCGTTGGTCGTGCTATTGCTGTTGACTTAGGTATTGTTTCATCTACTTCTATCTGGCAAAACACTAATGAGTCATATGATGTAGCAGTAGGTGGACTTCCATTCTTCTATGCTATTAATGATGAAAGACCATACATTCGTCAAACTGCGCCGTTTCGTAAAGACCAGTTTGATAATGGTACTGAACCAGGTGAACAATCACTTACTGGTTTCTGGTTAAGAAGTCAGTCTTCTTTTCACAATGGTACGGGAATTAAGTTCTATGACCCATCTGCAGGTGAAACAGTTAACTACCGTTTTGCTGACTCAGACAATGTAGATGTGTGGACTAAAGGACAGGTAACTCTACTTAAAGAGACAGCCAATATGTCTGGTGTCACTAGTGGTATTTATAAACTTATCTCCGCACAAAGTGGTACAACTAATGTAGTTGTTGGATATATTCCTGGTTCTACTACAATTAAATCTTTTCAAGCAGATGGCACAGTAGTAACAACTTATGCCCCTACTAACCTTGGCAACATCTTAGATGGCGCTGTATGCACAGATGGCACAAGATTATTTGTAGCAGACAATGACCATATCTACGTTGGTCCTCTTAACGCAGCCTCTGTGGGATGGACTGAGTACTATGTAACTGGCACACGTGCCACTCTTGCTTGGGTTAAACAACGCCTTGTTGGTGCTGTTACTAATTCTATCTACGAGTTAACTACTGCTACGGCTTATTCTTCTACAATTAATAATGCTATGGTGGCAAGCGGTACTGTTACCCTCACCACCAGCGCAGCGCATGGGTTAATTGTTGGCGACACCGTAACTGTTACTGATTTACCAGCACCTTTTACAGCGTACAATACTTCTGCGACAGTTACCGCTGTTGGTTCTGCTACTACATTTTCTTATGTCGTAGGTTCTGCCACCGTAACTACCGCAGCAACTACTGGTAAGTTTCTTAAGACCACGCTACCAACACCTATCTATACCCACCCTAATACTGCTTGGACTTGGACATCAATATCTGAATCAGGCGGTGCTATCTATGCTGCTGGCTACGCTGGTGGCAACTCTGCTATCTATAAGTTTACCCTATCTACTGCTGGAGTTATGCCAACGCTTACCTCTGGTATAATTGCTGCGCAACTACCAATTGGTGAGTATATAAACAAGATTGAATACTATCTTGGTTACTTAATGCTTGGCACAAGCAAGGGCGTAAGAGCCGCAGTTGTCTCAGACCAAGACGGCTCAATCAATTATGGCCCACTAATCATTGAAGACTCTAATGGTGTTTATGACTTTGCGTTTAGAGATAGATTTGTATGGGCTACTGGTTCTATCGGCGGATATGCTGGTCTATATCGTATTGATTTAGGTAGTGAAATTGAAACATTACGCTTTGCTTACGCTAAGGATGCCTACCTTAGCACTGCTACAGGATACGCAACTAGCGTAGATTTCATAGGCAATACTGACCAGATAGCATTTACTACATCAGGCAGCAACGGCATTGCCGTTCAGTCAGCCACAGTTTTAGCATCATCTGGTTCTATAACTACGGGTAAAATTAGATTTTCTACTCTGGAACCTAAAAATTATAAGCGTCTTATTGGACGTGGCACATTTACATCTGGTGAGTTTACACTGTCATCTATTGCTACAGAAAAAACTGGTGTTGAAACACAGTATGACCACATCACATACAACTTAGGTGTAGATGCAGTTGAAGTAACAACATCTCAACCTGAAGTAGCGCAAGAGTTTATTGCATATAAGTTTACATTTGATAGAGATGCAACTACTACAACTGCTGGTCCAACCTTTAAGGGCTACCAAGCAAAGGCAACTATTGCTACTCCACGTAATAGAGTAATTAGATTTCCTGTTTACTGTTTCGATGTTGAGACTGACAGGTTTAATACTGTAGTTGGGTTTGAGGGCAGAGCCTTTGAACGTATTCAATTGTTAGAAGAGATTGAAAAGACAGGCGATGTTCTGACTTGGCAAGACTTGACAACAGGAGAATCACGACAAGCAGTAATCGAACAAGTTACATTTACCCGCATGACCCCACCTGATAAACGCTTTGATGGTTTTGGTGGCGTTATAGAGATAACCGTAAGGACAGTGTAATGACAGCAACAGACTGGGCAGCATTAACAGTTTCAGTAGTAACTATCACTGCAGCATTTGCTGGTGGCGTACGTTGGCTAGTGAAGCACTACTTATATGAGTTAAAGCCAAATGGGGGCGGTTCCGTGAAAGACCAAGTGAACCGATTGGAAGAAAGAATTGACCAAATTTATTTACTCCTTTGCGAGAAGGACTAGCACATTAGCAGTATTTGCTTTAGCATTTGGAACATCTCTTTTGTTTCTACCATTAGGGCAAGCAGAAGAAAATACAATCTGTCCACCAACAAATCTAACTGTAACTCAAGAAGCAATCAATACAGTTATAAGATGGAATGCTCCTGATTGTGGAACTAAACAACCAGAACGTTACGCAATTTTCTTTTGGGTTCCTTCTGGTTCAGGTTGGGCTGTAGCAACTGGTAACGGTGGAGATGAATCTTCATTGAGAACTACTATGACCTTTCCAACTGCTTACTTCACACAGAATTTTAATCAACCTGCTAATACTCAGTGGACATTTAGAGTGCGCTCAGACAATGACACACTACGTTTGTATTCAGTATGGTCTAATCAAGTAGATATTGTCTTTGGCGCTGCGCCTATACCTGAGCCTTCTCCTTCGCCAACTCCTACTGGTCCTTCACCTGAAGAATTAGCAGCACGTGTTGAAGCAGAAAGACAAGCAGCGCAAGCAGAGGCTGCTCGAATAGAATCAGTACGTCAAGCAGCATTAGCAGAAGCAGCACGACAGGCTGCTGAAGCAGAAGCCAGGCAACAAGCCATAGCAGCAGAGGCTGCAAGGCAAGCCGCTATCGCAGCAGAACTAGCACGCCAACAAGAATTAGCAAGACAAGCAGCAGCGGCTGCTGAACAAGAACGCCAACGCCAGGCTAATATTGCTGCAGAACAAGCAAGATTAAAGGCAGAACAAGATGCCCGTATTGCTGAGGCAGATAGAATTTTGGCTGAAGTTTTAGCCAAAATTGCTGAAGATGCCAAGAAGCAAGCAGAAGAAGATGCCCGTATTGCTGAAGAATCTCGCAAGCAAGCAGAAGAGAATGCTCGCATAGCAGAAGAGAATGCTAAGAAGGCAGAAGAAGAAAGAATTAAGGCTGAAGCCGAAGCAAAGATTGCTGAAGAGAAAGCAAAGATTGCCGAAGAGAAGGCACGCGTTGCCGAACTAGAAGCCAAGAAGCAAGCAGAAGAGGCTAAGCGTGCTGAAGAAGAACGCATTAAGGCTGAGCAAGAACGTATAAAGGCAGAGCAAGAAAGAATCAAGGCTGAAGAAGAAGCAAAGAAAAAAGCCGAAGAGGAAAAGCCAAAGCCTATACCTACGCCAGCACCTACTCCTGCTCCACCCCCAAAGCCTGAGCCAGTAGTCGTACCTGTTCCAATTACTCCTACACCTGAGCCAACAAAAGTTGTACAAGATTCCGTACAAGTTGTTGATGATGCTAAGTCTGATGGAGTTGTAACTGAAGAGGAAACTCAAGCGATTGTTGCTGCTGTGATAGCAGACGCTATCACTAGCGGAGATGCAATCACTACAGAAACTTTGGCTGAAGCGGGAATTGAATACAAAGACTTACCACCAGAGACTCCAGTTGAACTGGACAATGGTGTAGTAATTACAGCAGAGGTAGCAGTTCAAGTTGAACTATTACAGAATCCATCAGAGTTTGTATCTGAGTTGTTCACTAACCCAGCAGCAGCCTTGGCTGCGCTTGGAAATGTAGGGGCGGATATGACTCCCGAAGTTCGGGAAAAGTCAGAGAAGGTAGTAATCGCAGCAGTCATTGCTGGAAATATCGCAACCACAGCAGCAAGTGCTGCCGCTCTAGCCGCCTATAGGAGAGAACCATAATGAAGAACTTCTTATCAGATATAGCAAATCAACTATGGACACTCCTTGGAATGTTCATCGCTTGGGTAGTGCTTGAAGGTTCAGCCAAGACAGTAGTTGGCTACTCAATCATTGCTGCCCTATTTGTATGGTCAGTAACATTCAAACTACGTAACCCAAAGGATGAATAGTGGTCACATTTAAAAATGTAATAATGAGAATCTTTGCTGTTATCGCAGCAGAGGCTCTCGGTGTAATCGGTGCTGGCTCATTGGTTGGTATTGAAGTATGGCAAGCAGCAGTACTAGCAGGTGCACTTGGTTGTGCCCGTGTACTTGAGGCTCTTGCTCGCTTCTTCCTAAATGATGGAAGCCTGACAGCGGACGAAATCAACGCTGCCTTCGCTAAGGTGGACAAGAAAGCGAGTAACTAATGGGTCAACGTATTGACTTTATTGAAACAGCAAAATCTCAAATTGGTGTTATTGAAGGACCAAAAGAAAACGAAACAAAGTATGGCGCATTTACAAAGGCTAACTACGCACCTTGGTGTGGGTCATTTGTTATGTGGTGTGCTAACGAAGTTAAACTTAAAGTTCCTAACTGTGTATACACCCCAGCAGGTGCGTCAGCATTTGTTAAGAAGAACCAGTGGGAGAAGGCAGCAGATGCTATGCCACTTCCAGGAGACATCGTGTTCTTTGATTTTCCTAATGATGGTGTAGATAGAATCTCACATATTGGGATTGTGGTAAAAGACAATGGTGACGGAACAGTGACTTGTGTTGAGGGCAATACTGCCCCAGACAAGAAGGGCGACCAACGCAATGGCGGAGAAGTCTGCCTGAAGGTACGCGCTTACAAGAAGAAGAACGGCTCAAAGTTGAGAAAGTCTCAGGCTGTAACCATTGTTGGTTTCGGCAAGCCAGTCTTTAAGTCCTAAGGAGTAACAATGATAGATGTAAAAAAGTTAAAGCAAATCGGTTTGTCTTATGTACGTGCAGCAGCGGCGGCAGCCGTAGCACTTTACACAGCAGGACAGCACGACCCTAAGGTATTGGCTACAGCATTTGTCGCTGGTCTAGTTGGACCTATTTTGAAGGCTCTTGACAAGTCAGCACCTGAGTTCGGCAAGGGTTCAAAGTAACCCAGATATACCCTTTATACGCCTTCTAAGGCGGTTATAAGACGAGAAGACCCCCCAACCTGGTATCACTACTGGGAAGGGGGGTTCTTTTTGCTTTTCCCTACAAATGCAGTCGCGTCTTACTGCGTGTCGCAGACTATCACAGGATTTGTGGTATGGTTACGCCACTCCGAAAGGGGTGGGGGCGAAACCTCAATGACGGTTTAACCGCAGGAGATGAGCACTTTCTACCACCATAATTTTTATGGGGGGTAGGGGGGCATTTCCTAAATCTAGTTTCCCGCAGGGGGAATATAGATAACAATTAAATATATGATAATCTAATCTTAGATAGTTCTCCTTTGTTGAGTCACCTCCTGTCCTCCAAAGGAGGACTATCTATAACTACTATGATGGGAGAACAAATGTTTTTCAAAAAAAATCACGACAAAGTTACTGCTAGTTGGCTTGCTGAGTTGGATGATGCTCTTTATGTTTTATCCGTATCAGTTAAGGAACTACGCGAAGAAGTAGATTACTTGGTTGATATGCTTGACTCTGATGATTAAGTTAGATTCATACGAACTACCTGAACACGTATCTTATTCAGCATTTACAACATTCTTAACCTGTGGTTATCAGTACTACCTAGGCAGATTGTTACAACTACCTGAGCAACCATCAATCTGGTCAGCAGGTGGAAGAGCATTTCACCATGCAGCCGAACTTTGGGATTTAGAAAATGACTAATGAACTATGGACTAAGGCTTGGACTAAAGAAACTCAAGGTTTAGATTTTGCTACCGCCCGCAAAGCAGGGCGTGTTACTAAAGATAATCCAAACAAAGAAGATGCTGTTTGGTGGAATAACAATGGTTCCGTATGGGTGGATAACTACATCCTATGGCGCAAGAACAATCCTAACTGGAAAATCTGGACTACCCCACAAGGTGTCAAGGCTATCGAGTTAGAGTTGAATCCCATCATTGCTGGTGTTCCAGTGAAGATGTTTATTGATAGAATCTTTGAGGTAGATGGTAAGTTAGTTATCGTTGACTTAAAGACATCACGCGCACGACCAACCTCTGACCTTCAACTTGGCTTCTACAAAATAGGCGTTGAGATGATGTTAGGAGTGGAAGTAAATCTCGGAAACTACTGGATGTCACGCGACTCTGGGACAGGAGAGATGATTGACCTAAGTAGATATACCAAGGACACGCTTGAGTATTTTGTTGATGGCTTTGACAAAGCACGCAAGGCTGGTATATTTCTACCGAACCTACAATCGTGTAATTTCTGTGGACTCACAGAACATTGCCAATTCACAAAAGGAAAATAAACTATGTCAGTAGAAGACTGGAAGTTACAAGTATCAGTCAAGGCTCCGAATGGTGACTTGATTAATATCCGCGCAAATACATCAGATGAACTGAGTGTATTACTAGAAGGCATTTCTGATTACTCAACGCAGATTGCTGCAACAAGCAAGATAATTATCGGTGCTTACACGGCAGCCCCTTTGGTGACCACCCCTTCAACTCCCGTCACGCCGCCCGCTCCATCCTTCGTAACCGCCCCGCCAGCGGCTCAGTTCGTTACACCAGTGGCTACAACAGCTCCAACTTGCGTACACGGTCCACGGATATTCCGTTCGGGAACGAGCAGCAAGACGGGAGCACCTTACGCGTTCTGGGCTTGCCCAACACCGCAGGGAACTCCGAACCAATGCAAACCGCAGAACTAATACAAGACACAATGCTATAGAATTGGTTAGAGGGTTATTAGTTATTGGGGAAGGTGACTAGTAACCCTCTTTCTAACTTAAGACAGAGGATGATTATGGAAAAGACTTTAGAGATGCACTTAAAAGAATTACGTATAAAAATTGCTGAAGATATTGAACAGTATATTGATGATGACCACGAAGCAAGGGCGTTTACTTTAGCAGCAGAAATTGCTAGAGGCAAAGTTAGGTGAGAACGCTTGTCCGTTCTATCGGACGTCAAGATATAGGTGGCGAACCCTTACCACATTGCTTTAAGGCTTTCGAATCTAACAAAATTATATTTAGAAGAGCAGAAGTATCTATGCTCGCGGGTACTCCAGGTGTGGGAAAGTCCACTCTAGCACTGGCTTTAGCCCTCAAGATGAAGGTTCCAACTTTATATATCTCTGCTGATACTAATGCTCACACTATGGCTATGCGCCTAGCATCAATGATTAGTGGTAAGAATCAAACTGATGTTGAGTACCTAATGAATTCAGACTACGGTTGGACAAAGGCAATCCTGTCAAGGGGTTCACATATTGTTTGGTCGTTTGAATCAAGCCCCACCCTACAAGATATAGATGAAGAAGTAGCAGCCTTCGAAGAAATGTGGGGCTGCCCACCTACGGTAATCTTTGTAGACAACCTGATGGATGTAGCCACCGATGGTGGCGAAGAGTTTGCATCAATGCGTGCCATAATGAAGGAGTTAAAATATCTTGCTCGCTCTACTAATGCTGGGATTATTGTTCTACATCATACTTCTGAAGCGGTCCTTGGTAATCCTTGCCAGCCTCGTTCTGCCCTTCAAGGTAAGGTTGCTCAGTTACCTGCTCTTATCTGCACCCTTGGTGTTGTCGGGACTTCTATGGCTGTGGCTCCAGTAAAGAATAGATATGGGCGTGCCGATGCCAACGCAAACCTGAATTGTTGGCTATCATTTAACCCTGAGTATATGTTTATGGATGACATACCAGAGAATGGTGGATAAATGCTAAGAGAAGAAGAAGACGATATCACGCAAGAGATGCGTCAAATGATTATGCTTAAGACTAAAGAAGAACTTCAGAAATATATTAACAAGATTGAAGCAGCAAAGATTCCTACTACCGATGAGTGGACTGATGGTTTAGTTGTTGGTATGGAGTGGGCTATTCGTATCCTCCGTGGGGATAAGAGTGCTTCTTAAGTGGCATCACAAAGCAGGAAGCATAGAGGATACCGAAGTCAAAAGGTACTTGCAGAGTACTTGGCACTTAATGGGTTCCCATATGCCGAGAGTACGGGCGCGGGGCGTAGTGGCTCTGATGTCACTGGCACTCTGGGCATTGATTGGGAAGTCAAGGCGCGTACGGGCTTCAATCCTGCGTCTGCTATATCGCAATTAAAAGAAAGAGCAAATGGTAAAGACCTTGGTGTTGTAGTTTTACGGCTCAATGGGCAAGGAGAAAAAAGTATATCCGATTGGGTATGTTTACTTAGGTTAGAAGACGCAGTAATTTTATTACGGGGGGCAGGTTATGGTGATAAAAAATGACAACGACTTACCTAGTATCAGAGAAATACTTATACACTACGGAGCGACTCTTCGCTCAACACACGGACAGGTCAACCTCAAGTGCCCTTTTCATTCTGACACTCACCAAAGTGGCAGTGCAAACCTCGACAAAAATATCTACATTTGTTTCGCCTGTGGCGTCCAAGGTAACAGCGTGCAAATCGTTTCAAGTCAAGAAGGTGTGAACATCAATGAAGCAAAGCGCATCGCAGAAAGAATTGCTGGGACTGGCTACCCAACGTTACGCGGAAAACATTTATCTGGCGGAAGATTACCTAAAAAATCGGGGAATTTCAATAGCAATAGCACGTCTGGCATCATTAGGCGTAGTCGCGGAGCCTGAGATTGGGCACGAAGCATTCAAGGGTAGACTTTCTATACCTTATGTAACTAAAACTGGTGTGGTTGACTTACGTTTTCGTTCGCTTAACCCAGCAGTTGAACCAAAGTATATGGGCATGACTGGTGCTGAAACAAAAATGTACAACGTACTAGATGTTGAAAGGGCAGGTGATTGGATTGGAGTTTGTGAAGGTGAACTTGATACTATTACTCTTTCTTCCTGTGTGGGGATTCCTTGTGTGGGCGTGCCTGGTGCTAATTCATGGAAGAAACATTACACGCGATTACTCGCAGATTTCGAACGAGTCTTCGTCTTTGCAGACGGCGACCAACCAGGCACAGAGTTCGCACGCTCACTGGCTAGGGAACTCCCCGTTACTATTGTGCAACTGCCAGATGGCGAAGATGTCAACTCAGCGTATGTCAAATACGGAGCAGCATACATTAAGGAAAAGGCTGGAATAGTGTGACAGACAAGGACCCGCATAACCATTGCCACGAATGTGGTGAAACTTTTGACGACTCGTTCGCATTGGTTGACCATATGCTGGAAGAGGATGAAGAGTTCGACCCATATTACATTCTTCCCAATGGTTTTAAATTAATGCTGGGTTCGCTATTAAGATTTATGTTTAACAATGCAGAAGATTCAAGACAAATCAGACTAATTACACAATCTACATATGTTACACTATTTGCATCAGAGAATGGTTACGACCTAGTGGATGAGTTAGTTGAGGATATGATTGTCAATTCCGCTTTTCAGAATTTTGACAGTGATTTACAGCGACTACTATCAGAGGAAACCGAAGATGAACAGGGCGGAGAGTGAAGAAGTATGGCAGATTATTCGTCATTTAGCAGACCAAGGATTGAAAATAATACGGACGGAGAAGATGGGGTCAGACCTACAAGTAACACTCTTAATTCCTCTGCTTACTTCGAAGATGATGTCCGAGCAGTAATGAAGGAACTTGGTGACTTGCTTATTGCAAAGCACTATGACTATGGTCCAAAGAATATATCTCAATCCCCAGGCGGAGCCATCAATGGTTTACGCGTACGTATGTGGGACAAATTAGCACGAATCAACAACCTGTTTGACAACAATAGAGTAGCAAAGAACGAACCCCTTGAAGATTCCTTTAAGGATTTGGCTAACTATGGGGTCATTGGGCTTCTAGTGTTAAGAGGCAAGTGGGATAATGATAGTAACTTTAACCAAAGATGAAGTAAGAGTATGCGCTAACTTAGCAATCGAACGTTGGCTTACTAAGTTTGGTTCAACAGACCGACCTAATTACGCAGCAGGTAAGCGATTGGGTAAGTTAGAACCTGAAATTAATGCCAATATCAGAGCCAACATTGCTGAATGGGCAGTGGCACGTACATATAATTTACAATGGTCTGTTCCTTGGTATCCAAATGAATACCACAAGCAACGCAAGAACATACCAGATGTTGGCAATGTAGAAGTAAGAACAGTACGAACACGTAGCGAAATTCCATTTTGGAAAAAAGATGTAGGTCGTACAATCTTTGGGGTTAAAGTACTAGATGAAGAATATTATTCAACAGTAGAAATTTATGGTTCATTCAACGCGGATGAATATATGACTGAAGAATATTATCAAGCAGACATTGATGGATGGCGTGTACCCGTATCGCAAATACAGGAAGTGACAATAGCATAATGAACTGGGAACGTATTGAACCTTGGCAATATGTAGT